CTCCGTTCTGCTCGAAGTACATGTGCCCGTAGATCACGGACAGCAACGCCTGTAGCGCGAACTTGCTGTGCGTGAACCGACGCTTCATGCGACCTTGCGGCTTGCTGTCCTCTCCCATCACCGGGATGTTCAGGTCCTGCGAGATCTCCTGCACGAGAGAGGGACGCGCACCGTTCTCATCGATCACGAACCGCAGCTGGCTGATGCCCCACATAACTGCCGTCGTCAGGGCGGCCAGCTGCGAGTCCGCACGCATCGTGTCACAGGTCTGAACGCTTCTCGGCCAGAACCACTCCGGCACGTACTCCTGCGTGTCGATGAACATGTGCCACGGTGCAACAGTCCCGGTGCGAGGGTCGAGACCGACGCCGTAGTTGAACGGATCAGCAACACCGATCTGGTTCAAGGGCGGACGCGCCCCTTGGCGTGTTGAGGTTCTTGGGCGTCCGACGTTCGGCATTACGGCACCAGGATCGTGATGTCGCCCTGCTGAACGAGCAGCGGCCTGAGAGTGGACACACGCATGGCGAATCGACCCTTGACTCCCCACGAGGTGGTCCAGGAGTTGTCGAACCACACGAGATCATCATCGCCTGGGCTCGGACCAAGCATCTCGTACTCACGCGACATGACCTCGTGGCCTCCACGGATCTGCCCCGTCATGGCCACGATGCCGTCGGCATCCGGAGTATCGAAACCCTCGTACCAGCAGCAGCCCATGATGACGGCCTGGTGCATGAGAGCGTTGAGAGCCGACGGCACGTCGAAGGCATGCTTGTAGCTACTGATGAAGTAACGGTTCTTCAGCACCTTCGCCACCGACAGGCCCGACGAGCCTGTGTCATCCGGCGGATACGTTCCGGGGATGTTGTCGATTGCCGTCGCCTCCTCGTAGATCTTCAGAGCATCGGACTCGTGCAACAGCGGGTGCTTGTCCACGGAGTAGAACGGCTCTGTGTTGGCAGCGCCGGCAGCGGCGTTGCCCGTACAGGAACCGATCTCCCCCTGGTTGAAGATCGAGCCGTGTCGACGATGTGTGACAGAGTGAAGCGGCGTGGCCGTCATCTCCCACGGATAGTCCTTCGAGCGCGGATCGTGCTCGACGTGACGGCCAAGCGGCTTGCCCGGCACCTTCTCTTCGACAAGGATCATGGTGGTCATAGCTTTACTTCCTGACCGGCTGTGCCTTCGGGTTCGTCGGAACCGACGGCATGGGGGTGACGCTCATCTTGCCGCCCTTGGGCGACGCGGGGTGTCCGCCTTTCTTTGCCATGCTTCCTCCTACTCGGGTAGACGGGGTGGGGATGCCGACCGAGGAGCGCTCAGCGCGGCGTTGGCCACAACGTGCCCGGCGAACAGCAGGGCAGGAGCGGCAAGGACGGCCAGGATGATCTGCTTGGTGTCCCCTCCGTTCAGAGTGCCGTGCCAAGCGAGCACGGCGGTGACGACGAGAAGGGCCACCAGAAGGACGGTGACGCAGATCTTGCTGACGTTGTCGGTGAGTACGGTCATCACGCTCCCTCTAGAAGTGGTAGCCGAGGCTGACATAGCCCCTGGCCAAGTCGATGACTTCGAGCGCGGGGTAGTAGCCACCCTTGTGTGCAGGATGACAGTCGGTGTGACCCTCGCTCTCTGCGAAGTGCTGGCTGACGTCCCAGTGGGTCGTGACACCAGCCGTGAGACCGCTGCTGTAGTTGATCCTGTGCTTGCTCGGAGCAACCTGGTGCCAGGCAGCGATGATGCGCGCCGTCGCGTGAAGCTGCGCTGTTCGCTGGGCCCAGTGCAGCTTGGCCTGGGCCATCGTGTAGATGCCCTTCTCGAGCATCATGGGAATGTAGCTGACCTGTTCGATGCCGACGCTGCGCTCGTTCACGCCGCCGCACTGGTAGAAGATGTCGTCGCCGTGCCCGTATGCCCAGGCGCAGTGACCCTCGAGATCGGTCATGCCGTGAATGCCATAGCCGATCTCCTGTAGGTACTTCTCCACCTGCACGATGTCGGCCAGACCCGGTAGGTCAGGGCTGACCGTCTCGTGCAGCACTAGCATGTCCTTGGCGTGGCTACCATGCGCCTCGCCCTTGGTGTACTCGGCGGTGTTGAGGTACGAAAGTCTGATTCCCATGCTCCCTCCTACATCCTCTTGCTGAGTAGGTCGCCCGTCAACGTCTGAGGCGACGAGACACCATTCATGTCCAGAATGCCAACAGGAGCCACGGTGGACAAGATGGCTGCATCAGCGTGGTCCGGGGAAGGCAGTCCACGCTCACGCATGTCATCCTTTGTCTCAACGAAGATCCGACCGGCACTGTCCACTCCCCACTTGACCGACTGAAGCTGACCGGCCAACGTCTCATCTGCCGGATCCAGGTCGATCAGGCGAGCCTCCATCAACTCTCGGAACGTCCACCACACCTCCGAGCGACGATTCTTGAACTTGCCCGGATTTGATGCCGATGTACTGCCTTGATGCGGGGCAACGTTCATCCGCTGCTCACGGAGACGGTCGTACACGCCGGCACCGACGCCGATGATATCAATCACCGCAGGCGGCAACTTTGCACCGTGAGACATCATCCACCGCTTGATCTTTCCTGCTGACGTCATCGTGTCTGTCTTCGACCAGCGCTCCACGAGCCTGATCACACCGTCCCGGTTGCGGTACAGGCAGGTGCGGTCTGTACCGTACCGGGCGATGTCTGCTCCGTACCTGCCCACGCCCAGACCGGGCAGGTCGCGCTCTTGGCATTCCCGTACGAGCGCCGGAGAGATGAGGTACTCGTCGCTGACGTCCGGGAACTCACCAAGAACCTTGGCCACCCAGGTCGGCGACCCCTCGCCCCACTCCTGCTTGGCCGTTTGCACCCAGATCTTGCTGACGAGGCTCTCCATCACGTCGTCACCCAGATATTCGCCACAAACGGCGCAGTCCGTGTTGCCGGTGAAGTTCGGCGTGTCAAATGCCGATATCTGGATGACGTTCCATCCCGACCCCGGCTGACACACCTTGGCGAAGTGGCTGTTCGGATCGTCTGGGTTTCCTAGCGCCAAAACACGGGCATTTTCGTTGGTGACAAGCGCCAGGACCGAGTTCCACAGAGAGATCGGGATTCCGCAAGCCTCGTCCAGCACCGCGAGGAAGAAGCGAGCATGAATGCCCTGGAACGTATCCTCGTCGTAGTCAGCAGGCTTGCGGCCCATCGCTATGAGCTCTTCGGTGGAATCGGCACGCTTTGTACCAGATTCGCCCATGTGCCACTGGCAATCAAGCGTGATCCGGCCGCGAAGCTTGCCCTCACGATGGCGGCGGCGAATCTCGCGCCAGAGGATAGCTTGAACCTGGGGCCAGGACGGAGCGGTGGTCACCGCAAACGCACTGCCGAGTGCATGCACGTCCATGTACCAGCCGACGGTACCGCTACCCGTGAATGACTTGCCAGGGCCGTGGCAGGACTTCACCGCCGTCATGCGGTTGTCCCTGACGGACTCCAGGATCTCCACCTGCTTGGCCCACAGATGATGGCCCAGCTTGTCGTGGAACCAGCCGACGGGATCATCGATGTGCGGATCGCTCGGGGGATAGAGGCGGTCAATCGCAAGCGATCCGACCCCAGGAGGAAGCATGATGTTGCTCACAGGTAGATCTCCAGCAGCAGAGCATCAGGGCAACCGGCCTCTTTGGTCTCCACCATCTTGTGGAGATCAGCGTCGCCTCTCGCAAGCTTGATAGCCTCGTCGTAGTGAACGTGGGCTTCAGTCAGCACGAAGAGCCGCCAGTCGTGAACGGGATCAGCAAGAATGGGTTCATCTTTTGTCTTACTCGCCATTCCCTGCCGCCAGAGCTAGCTGGGCGTTTGCTGCTGCGGTAGCATTCGCCCCTCCGTCGATTGCGATGAGGTGTTTCCGCACGACCATAGGAGCCTTGGCCCGCTGCTCCGTTGTCAAATCCAGGTCACCGAGTATGCCCTGAATGAGCCGCGCAAGCAAGTCGGCGTAGGTCTCCGCCATCTTGATTGCGCGCTCTGCGATCCCGAGGCTGATCGCTTGTGCGGAGTAGCGGGCCAAGCTGTCCTGCCGGAGTCGGCGCTCACGCGCATAGATGTGGAACTGCTTGCCCATGATGCCGGTCTCGATCCAGTCCGCCTCCTGAACCTCGGCCATCTGCTCGGAGAGCCACTGGATCTCACCGGCAGTCATCCGGATCATCCACATCAGCGCGTCAAGAGGGTTGATCTCCATCGGCGTTCCGAAGAAGACCTTGGCCTCTTGCTTGACGGCAGACTTCACATGGTTCGGCATTGATCCGCCGTGTAGCTTGCAGGCTCCAATGCCAAGATGGTTGGTGCCCCACCCGGCAGCGAGGGAGCAGTTGCCGCCACCCTTCTTCTTCGCGCCACAGACAGCCGGTGACCAGACGCTGAGCCTTGGTGCCCATCGCTCCCCGCTTCTTCTTGGGGATCTTCGGGACCTGGAAGCCACCCTTGCTGGCTGCCTGCGTGGCGGCGCCACGTTTGCCGCTTTGGACTCTACGCTTGGCGTCCAACGCCTACCACCGTTCCGGCACCCGAGAGATGAAGATGATCGGCTCGCCATTGCGACGCACCGAGTCTGGATCTACGGTTGTACCGGCGTCGGCGGAGGTGTCCCACTGCCAAGAGCCGTCATGGCCATACGCATTCGCTTGCTGACCGGGACCCAGCTTGATGTCCGCCCAGTCCGTGGGCGGGCAGGGCAGCCGATCGTTGAGTGGGTAGCGAGGCGCTGACATGGGTGAAGCGTACCTGGAGGGTCTCGTGCCGCCGCTGGTCCCTGCTCCCGCTCCCTCGGTCGCGCATACGCGCTCGCGTGTACGCGCCTACGCGCGCGAGGGAGCGCGTGTACGCGCTCGCCTGAGGATCCTAGATGTACTGCTGGATGTAGTGCTTCAAGAAGAAGCCAATGTGCTGCCAAGCAGAGCGTTCATGGTCTCTGCCAACCACCCAGCAACCGAACTCTTTCAGACGAGCGTTGGTCATGTAGCCCTTGGCCTCGGACGCCGTTTGCAAGATCATGTCCGGCATCTTGATCTGGCCACGCTTATGACGCTTCCACTCGTCACGAGTCCCCATCCGATATCCCTCGATGCCCCAGATGAGGCCGGTTGAGATCATCGAGTCTTCACCGCCGTAGACCGTACCAGGCTTGTAGATGAAGTCTTCCATCACAAACCAGACGTTCTCCGGCGGCAACTGCGCCGAGTTGACGCAAGCACGGTAGAACGCCTGCCACAGTTCGGCAATCTCTCGGATCTGATTCCGGAGGTCGCCCTCGACGGTGGCGCTACCGCTGAGCTGCTTTGTGAGAAGCGCCTCTCCTGCTCCCCCTTTGGCGTGCGGGTTGAAGATCCCCCAGGCTACGCCTGTTGCGCCTCCGGGGTCGCAGGAGAAGACGCCGATGTTCATCTAGCCGTTCATCTCCAAGCCCTTGATGCGGGGGCTATTGGAGTCGAACCCGTGCTCCTGCAACGTGTCCGGCTGGAACGCCGGGAAGCGCGGTGACTGCGTGCTCAGAGGAGCCACGCTCGTCAGGTGATTGGCGTTGACGCGAGAGCCAGCGCCACGACCGCCGCCTCCGGATGCCCGAAAGCCACGACCGCCCTTGGTCAGCTTGAACATCTACTTGCCCCCTGGCTTCGTTGTGTGAAGTCCACCGGGGATTCTGACAACGCGAGACATGCCTGTCTCCTTCCATCGATGGTGATTGACTCCGCCCGCATGGTACGTATGCCGGATCTCTCCGGGGGAACGCGCTGCTCGACGACGGAGCCGGGGGAAGCGTACCTGTTCACGTGTTGCTCGGACGAGACGTGCGCTCCACGATCGCCCACCGCCTGTAACGGCAGCCGTCTCGCGCACAGCGGTTATACGTGACGGCAGAGACCTGACCGGCAGCACGCGTCACCTCTGTGCGCGTCTGCCAGCGATGGAGGCCAAAGCGGCACCACCAGCTCAAGACGGCACCTCTTTGAGGATGCTCTCGATGCACAGATCCTCGGCGTCGTGGTAATGCATGATGATGGCAACGTCCTCGTCGGTTTCGAGAATCTCGACGGTGTTGCCATGCGGCAACTCGCAAATGACCTGCTTCGCCGTGAACTTCGCGTCGCCGATATCTGTGGTCTCATTCTTGATCGTCACCAGGAAGCTCATGCTTGCTCCTTCTGTTTGCCGTACTGGTCGCGGATCTGCCAGCCGAGGAAGAGTGCGCGGGTGTAGTTCATGAACAAGATGCTCTCGGGGCCATCGAACTCCCGACCGGAAATGGCCATCAGCGCATCTTGCAGGATCTCGGCGTCGATGAACTGGCGCCAGTTGCTGAACATCTCCGCCAGCGTGTCAACATCAACGCCGATGATGTCCATCCAGTCTGCAATCGTCTTCTCCTGCTCATTCACCTCTGTGGCGAGCCGGACGACGTCTTCGAGCGTGATTGTCATGATGTTCCTTTCTTCATCTGGCGGCGGAGGTAGATCCAGAAGACGATCAGCAGGACGATGGGCAGGATCGCCCAGAGCCAGCCCCAGCCGTGTGGCGCGGCGTCCCAGTCGTAGTCGCCACGACCGAGCAGCCAACCGAACAGCAGACCCATCAGATACGCATAGGTCTGACTTCCCCGGAGACGTCTCATGCCAGTGCCTTCCGCAAGAAGTCGGCCACCAGCTTCGTGATCTCCCAGCGACCGTTGCCGGCGACGTTGAGCGTCTTGACATTCTCACGGATGACCCACTGCGTAAATCGCAGCATCTGGTGCTCGGAATGCTGGATCGTGAAGACGCCGTGGCTGGTCTCGGTGATCGTGACGTCGAAGTAGGGCTTGCCTGCCGCCAACAGGGCGGTGGCCGTGCAGCGCTCGCCAGCCGTGTGGAAGTTGTAGGCAAACCGCACCGTGCCGTCGCTGTCCTTGACGTTACGCTTGGTGCGCGGTGGATAGCTCGGGGAGGAATGCTCGTGACAGCCGTACAGTTCCGCATACTCGGGATGCGAACCTGACTTCGTGCGCCATCCGAGAGGCATCGCTCCGCCGGTGGGAATGCCGAGATCCTTCGCCGCGATCAGCCCTGCGAGGTCGGCACCGTCCTGGCCGCCTGAGATGACACGTGTCACCAGGCGTATGGTTCTTCTTGGCATCGTACGCTCCTAGGTTGGTAGTGTCTAGGGTGCCGGGGCAGGTTCTTGAGGGACACTACCAGTACCTCGCAAACCTGCCCCGGCGGTGCGGGCTAGTGAGGACCGCCCCGGGAAGTATACCGGAGGTCGCGCTTCTCCGCTTGTCGCTCCCGGAGGGGTCTCGTACACGGTTGCGGTGGCACCCGGTCTTCCGCGCCGGAGGTCTAGGTGTGCAACACTCGACCCCGCGCGTGTACGCGCGCACCCGTTGGATTTGTCACTATGTGCACAGTTCTCTGGTTCTGTGTGCTTCTCTTTCTTTGTTCCCGCGTATCGCGCGTGTACGCTCGGGGTCGTCGGGCGCGAGGAGCAACCTAGCTGGAGTGGAGGAAGGATTCGGCTTGGATAAAGGAGAGTTTTTTGAGGATAGTGGTGGAATTCGTGGATT